ATGAACGTTTGGATAAAAAAGGTATAATGAAACCGGAGGTAATATCTTCTGGATGAACAAGGCTCAAAGCCTCTAATTCAGTCGCTTGATTATGTTGTCTATCTCGTTCAATTTCTATATCGGATTTCGGTAATTCAGGAGCCTGAACTACTTCAACCTCTTTACCCCCGACTTCACGTTCACCGGGTTTGAAATAATGACCATGACGTGGACCCTCATGGAAACCTTCAGGGTCATAGTCACGCTTTTCTTCAGCAGTAGCTTTAGATAAATAATCTTCAAGAACTAGAAATTTCGAAAGATTATCAGGGGAAGTTTTAGCTTCGGGAACACCAACATCACCATATATTCTTATCTCTTGTAAGCCGCCATATTGATCATCTAAATCAAAATCAGTAATCATAGCCCCAGTACGAAGGGCTGATTTAGGAATCTCAATTACATCAACATTTTCAGGATTTATTTTAGCTAAATCTTCTGGGTCAGTGAAAAATAACGGATTACGTTTTTCTTTACCTAGATCTGCTGTCTCTCTTGCCCTAAAAGTAAAATACTGAGCAAGCCACTCTTTAGCATTATAACCTTCATGCATATACTCATAATGATCATCAGAGTAGCTACTGAATGTCTCACTATGCCACCCCTCTTTTTCCATCTCTTGGTTTAAACGTTTAAGTATTGCTTTTGATGCTTCTGTACGTTCTGGAGTCCTGTGCTCTCCACCCCCCATACGACCAATTTCAGAAGCAAGTTTAGTGTCTTCCGCTAATTGATACGCAATCTCTTTATTAATAGTTAAAGAAATAATCTGATCTTTAGTATCACCGCCCAATCCTCCAACACCACCAGCAATTAACTTTTTAGATGCTCTTACTGCTGGAGCATTAGTAGTCATATGATAGACAGTTTCTGGAATTTTAGAATCATAGATTGATATTGGCTTACCACGCACAGGTGCTCCCTGCGGTTGCTTTAATGAGTGTATGCCAGGTTCTACACCATGTACGTCAGGATTATCAGGAACTATCACACGAAGATATTGTTCTGTAGCATGGTCAAATACTCTTTTAGGATATTCAGAAGGTAATTCAGGTTTAGCTTCTGGAGCTTGAACTACTTCAACTTCTTTGCCCCCAGCCTCACGCTCACCAGGTTTAAAGTAATGACCATGCCGTGGCCCTTCGTGAAAGCCCTCAGGGTCATATTCACGTTGCTCTTCGTCAGCTGTAGCTTTAAGAAGATACTCTAAAGCAGCTTCTAAGGCGGTTATTTTTGATAAAGAGACAGTCATATAGATAAATTTGTTTTACGTATCATAATTTCAGCAACATAATCCAAACGGCTATCGCAATTAAAACATCCGAAGCCGCAGCTGTAACCATACCAACAATCATGATGGTATGGTAATTACAACGCAGATGCGTCTTCAACCACAGCGGGAATAACCACACTCCATGCACTTATAACATCCCTCAGCCTGTTGTAATGACTGTCCACACTCTGGACAATGTGACGAACTGGTATTTATTATTATCTCATTAAAATTATCAATTGTCGTGGCATCCCCATGACCATTGGCATGAATCGATCGATGTCCAGACTGTTTCAAAACATGACCAATGCCATCGGCTAAAGAATTTACCTTTTTACCTTGGTCCCATACAGGACAACAGGTGATACCGTCTAATTGTTTGATAATAACTTCTAATGGAACGCCATATTGTAAAGCCGTAGAAGTTAATCTACACAGAGCTTCGGTGGTAGCACCCTCACAAGCACCAGCTTTACCCACAGTAGCAAAAACTTCGTACATCTGATCATCAGAATAATTGATGGTGACATACATCTTGCCATGGCCTGTCGATACCGCAGTAGTCGCTCCAACCAACGTATGTGGGCGAGCTGGCTGAGCATTCCAAGTGGTAAGACTGGAATCGGTGGATACCAAAACCTCTCGTTCCCTACTACCACGACGATAAACAGTGATACCCTTACAGCCTAATTCCCATGCTTGTTCATAAGCCATACCGATATCATGTTGAGTGGCCTCATTTGGTAAATTAATAGTCTTAGAGATACCTGAGTCTACATATTGTTGGAACGATGCTTGCATCTTTACATGCCATTCATGATGAACCGCATCACTAGCAATGAAAATTTTTCTAGCTGAAGCGTCCATCATGGAATCAACACTGTGACCTTCGTCCAAATGATTGACAATATCTTCCTTGGATACACCAAGATGCTTCGTTAAATCATCATTTATATAGAATAATTCCATGCCTTCTAGAGCTGCCGACATGTTGTGCTTTTTATACGCCAAATCAAAAAGAGGCTCAATACCACTAGAACAACCAGCTATCATGCTAATCGTGCCGGTGGGAGCAATGGATAGTCTCCAGGCGTTACGCATTGTCTCCCAATCACCACCATTGGCCTTATTGAGTGTAGATTTATCGAAAGCAGGAAAACTACCTTTAGTCTCGGCCAACAATGAAGATGTCATATCCGCAGCACTCTTGAGAGCCTGACCAATTGATTGGGCCAAATCCAATGCTTCCTCACTATCGTAGGGAATGCATAATCGAACCAATAAATCAGCAAACCCCATCAGCCCTAGCCCAACTTTACGAGTTGACTCATTCATATGTTGAGTAAAAGGCGTAGGATGCTTATTGGCATCAACTACATTATCAAGGAACCGAATGCAAGTCTGTACTGTATCAGCGAAACGCTCAAAATCAAAAGTACCGTGGGAAATAAAATTACCTACATTGATACTTCCAAGATTACAGGACTCACCGGAAAGCAAAGGTTGTTCACCACATGGATTGGTAGCGTTGATACGACCAATGTCAGGGGTAGTATTATCTATATTGATTCGATCCAGCCAAACCATTCCAGGCTCCCCATTAGTCCAGGCACCATGAAGGATTTCATTGAATATTTCTCTGGCCTTAACATATCGACCATCATCTTGTGACTCGTCATACATACGACGATCAATAGGCCAAGTTAGATGAATAAACTTATCTCGTTGAACGGCTTCCATGAAAGTAGAATCGGCCCCAACAGAGATATTGAAATTAGTAATCTCTCCCTCGGTATTCTTACAATGAATAAACTCCTCAATATCGGGGTGATAAACCTCCATGATAGCCATATGTGCGCCATCCCGGCGTCCACCTTGGGTAATCATGGTTCCAACTTGAGAAAGGACTCTCAGGACGTTTATAGGGCCACACGCTTTACCCTGAGTAGTGAGGATGGGATGACCCTTAGGACGTAATCCCGATAAAGAGAATCCGACACCGCCGCCAAACTTTTCAATCATGGCCTGATCTTTGGCAACATCCATTATGCTAGACATATTGTCATCTATGTCCATCACATAACATGCACTTAATGTACCAACACCGATTCCCGCATTCATAAGGGTAGGGCTATTAGGTATGAAGTCCAAAGACCACATCAAGTCAAAGAAACGGTTCTCCAACTCTGTAACTTCCTTGGTTGTGGACCCATATTTAAATTCCACTTCAGCCATAACACGAGACACACGTCGAAATAGTGTCTCAGGTGTTTCATAATTGCCCTTGTCATCTTTTTGTAAATACCGCTTCTCCAAAACTTTCAAAGCATTATCTGTAAACGAATGCAATAGTACTCCCACAACAATCTCCTAAAATTCAAAATAAAAACGACTCCTGCCTCGAATAAATTAGAGTCGTTTTAAAGGATGACCCACAGCCTTATACGGCTGAACCTATTCTCAACTCCCCCCATTTGGCAATCATCAAAGCGTCAACAGAATCTTGAGAGAATTTGTTGACTGACTCGCCAAAAATTTTAACCGCCATTGCTTTAACCTTGTCCTTATCGGAACTTCCATCACCAACGACATCTTTTTTCCAAGTCTTCACATTGACCGTAAATACATCTACTCCATGTTCGGTACAGACAGTTCGACACATAGCCAAAATATGAACCAACTTAATTAATGTTTGACGATTCTGAACCAAGGGAATGTCCTCAATACATACAAGGTCATCTGCGGTTACAAAATCCCGTATCCACGGTGATAGCAACCAGTACAGATCTTTGAATCGAGTTTCCCAAGATCTAGATTTTGAAATCAATTCTACCACTTCAAAACCATCTGTGGAAAGCCTTGCAATGGCTATTTTTGAGGTGCTTAGGTCAAAACCAAAAATGTTCATAAACGCATTCGTTCATGTCCTCGTCTGGTCACCACCCTACTCAAAGTCTCAAACTGAGATTCATATAAACTCAATCGCCCTTTAAGTAGTTTCGTCTCCGCAGTTAAATCGATGACATGAATCTTCAAATTTTGCAGTTCTTCATCTTCTAACACTGCTTGACCTTTCAATGAATCCTTCAATACCCGTTTAGAAGACTCAGCTTCCAACCCGGCTATTCTAGTGGATAGCATCAAATCAAAACCCTCAGACAAGATAACCAGTTTTCCTTCCAATTTAGAAATTTGATATCCAATGTAACCACGCCACGATCCTAAGAATAGAAGCCAATCATCCATCTGTGAATCCGATAAGCTATCCGCATTAGATGGAAATGCATATGATGTCCCACCATTAGGTCTTTGTGGGTTAGGATACTTAGCGTCTAATTCTTGAAGTTCAGCAGCTTTAGATATGAAAGTTGAAACTTTAACCATAATTGACTACACTCCTTTGATAAAATGATCTCTTTCGCAAGTCGCTTTATAGTTACACCACTTATGATCCCAATCCGGTTGATATGGAACATACTCCTCTTTCTTCAAATATTCTTGAACTAATTTGAATTTATCCAAGGTTGCATTGACGATTGAATCATTCTGTTCTATTTCACAAATGGTATATTCTTGATTATTCTTATTAATGTAAAAAATCATACCCTCAGTGATACCGGTCATCATTGAATACAGATTCCATTGAATCAGATGATCATTCTTAGGAAGAGGCTCTGCATATTTAGGGTTCCTGGGTTCCGCCATAGATTTAAGTTCTAACAAGAATTGTTTCTTATCAGACGGTCTTTGGATAACCGCATCATAGAAGCCACGTATGGGCGGATCTTCGTTAGTAACCTCTTCCTCTGAAGAAACCAACAAACCAATATCCGTTAACCTTTTCTCAATAAAATCATGATACACCGTACCAATACTCATACGACGTAAACTCTGGTCTGGAATAGGATCTTGAGTGTACCCCATCATATGGTAATACAAAGCTCGTGGGCATAAATGTGCTTGAGACGGACTGAAATGGGTACGTTTATATGGTTCTCGTTGTAAAGTTTTTTCGTGATTATCTAAACTAGATTCCAGCCAATGCTTTCCTCTATCACGTAATATTTCATTAAGTCGAGGCATCGATTCTCCCCTGAGCGAAATTTATAATATTATCTATAAACATAGATTTATAGTTGCGTACTATCTCTGCATTGTTGAACCTCCAAATTTCTAAGCTATATTCAGACAATAAATTCTCATCACGTATGGCATCCCGCTTACGAAAATGATGAGGCCCATCTAACTCAATACCTAAATGAAGGTCAGGTATATAAACATCTACTACATAAGGAGGAAAATCTTCTTCTAGAGTAGTACCAAATCCAGCTTCCCTAATCCACGCAGCTACTAAAAAC